CTGTTCAGGTTGCTACCTCCGAGATTTGGTATGGTTCCATTGCTACGAACAGAAAATGGATTCCAAGCTGTACCTAAAAACCCACCACCGTAACTGCTTGTATCAACCGAGAAGAAGGCGGGAATTTCCAAGTCTTTGTTTAGAGGGCCAAGTTCACTAGCAACAACCGACCCCATTGATGGGTGTACCATTCTAGGATTTGGAGCAAACCCCGTATGCATCATGTACCTTCCTCGGCCATGATCTGCCTCACGAGTGCTCATACTCCTGATGAGCGAGAAGTCATCCCCTCTCTGGGCAAGAAGCGGTAGATGTTCTGAGATTTGAAAATCACCAGTGGTACTAATGGGTTGAAAAGGACCGCCCTCATTGGTTCCCGGTTTTAAATCCCAGATGTCAATAGTAGGAGGGCCACCGCCCAGCCATATGAGTATCGCAGCCTTTTGGTCCTTATGAAGCTTAGAATGATTTTTAATAATCTGCTGGCCAAAAGTAAGCGAAGTCATAGACAGGGCGGCAAGCCCCGTTGAATGTCCTATAAAGTTTCTTCTGTTCATTTTTTTTCCTTACAACGATTTACAAGACCAGTAGCGTGCTTTCCACTTAGGTCCAGGATTGTTACAGTCATTACATGCAGCGACCATGCTTGGATCACTGAAATTTACTTTTACAACGTTCCCCTTTCCGTTTTTAACGTATACGCTCATTTTTTTGGGGCCGTCAAGGGTTCTGAATGGCTTATTTAGTTTTACGGTTCTACCTTGATATTCGGAAGCTCTAACGGGTATTAACACCCTGCCGTCTTTTTTGTAGATACCACGTCTATTGTAAGTAAAGATTTCTCCGGTTTTTGGGTCTTGGTATTTGAATTCTTTTGATGCAGCAAGGTTCCACTCTTCCACTTCTTCTGAAAAATCAATATAGTCTTCTTCTTTTGGGACTACAAAGTTTGATTCATCGACCTCTTCTTCAAATCCATATGCCCCGTAGTAAAATTGAAAGTCGGCCTCTTCTATGTATTGCATACCTTCACAAGCTTTGCTCATGCACACTGCTGTGCGTTGTTTTTGATCTGGGTATTCTTCCTTAGTTTTGGGGTCGCTCATACATCGCCCCATAAACTTGTTCTTATCTTCATCTTTGTTTTTTGACGGTAGTGGCACTTTAAGTCTCCTAAAAATCGACTTTCTAAAAGTAAAAGGTTTTTGCTACACTGCCATCCGGTATAGAATGGTTTGCTTCTCTGGGTGGAGGTGGAACCCTAAGTGGTGAACCTGGTGTGGACTTAAAAATGTAAATGGGAACCTGTTTAATCATAATGGGAACATGTCTATAGGTTTCCCAGAACAGGTAAATCCCTAATGATAGAGAAAGGCATACAAAAAACCCTAGTAAAAAATTCTTCATAACAATTCCTTTGCACACATACAGACAAGTTCTTAAGTCCTACAAAATAACCTTCCCTTCTCCATCCAGTAGATATCTAGGTCTTCCACCCTGGTCTATTCTTTGTATCTTAGGATCTATGTCAAAGTGGTCCAGTAGCGTCATTGCTAGATCAATCGGACCAACCTTGTGATCAACTGGATAATAACCTTTATCCGCTTTGCCGATCACCCTACCGTGTTCGTAATCGCCCCCCGAAAGAAGCATGGGCGTAATAGACGGCCAGTGGTCTCTTCCAGAGTTAGCATTCAGCCTAGTCCTGCCAAATTCTCCTGTTACAACGAGCAGAACGTTTTTACTAAGGCCGGAATCATATATGTCATCAACAAAAGCTGACAAGGCTTTGTCTAATGGGGGAACCTTACCTTCTATAGCTTTCTTGATATTTCCATGCATGTCCCACCCGCCATAATGAACGGTGACAAACTTCGTTCCATACTGAGCAAGCCTCTTGGCGAGAAGCATTTGATCTCCAACCCCGCCTTTTCCATATCTCTCTCTTGTCTCTGGCTTTTCTTTGTCTAGATCAAAAGCATTCTTAGCTTCCCCCATGATGACGTTGTATGCCTGTTTTCCTATTGTTGCAAATGACTCTGCATCCTTTGATAGGTTCTTTTTTTTATCGAATGATTCTAGCAATCCTTTTCTTTCTTTAAATCTTTCTATTTCTATACGTGGAGACAGATTATCTTTGTTGGACGGATCAAATGGTTTATGTGCCCCACCTAGAAATGCAGGCTGCTCCCCTTCTATCTTACCCTGTTTAACATATGCTGGCATTCCATTTATAGGATGGTTCGATCCGAAGACCGAAGAGGCAATTGCCCCATGACCTGGAAACTCTGAGTCTGCCGTGTTCTCTCTCTTAGGATTACGCTGGCCAGTCATCATCCAGTGTGTGGCCTGCCTGTGAGAAGAGTCGCCATGAGAGAAAGAGTTTACAGCAGTTAGATTGTCTCCCCTTTTGATCAAATTCTCAAACAACCCACCAAAAGCAAGCCCATTGCTATGGGTGACAATATCACTAACGGATGCGTGTGTCTCTGGTACGGGGCCAGTTGGAGCGTGGAACGTTTCAAATTGTGTAGGACCACCCCCCAGCCAAACCCAAACTACAGATTTATCGTTTGACGACATTATGTCTTCAGCAGACATTGCGTCTGATAAGGATAAATAGCCTAAACCAAGTCCACCAACCCTAATGAAATCTCGTCTATTTGTTCGTATGTCAAACATTTTTACTCCTTTTTAGCCTGGTGCTTCGTAATAACCAATATTGAAACCCTTACTGGTGCAGTTCTCTACTGTATCCTTAATACCGTGTTTTTTCATGTGATCCTCTATATACATACACATTTTTTGATCTGTACCCGGCCAGTTGTTCTTGTAAAAATGACACAAGGTTCTGCACTTAAACCCCTTCCTGTCCCTATTGAGAGGTTTGGGGGACTGATTTTTTTTGATTTCCTCAAACCTATTTTTTAACATCCCCAAAAATCTCCCCTCGTCCTTCTTTTCGAAGGGCATACTGAAAGGCTGAGGGTCTATTTTCCCGTCTGGATCTTTACAGAAGAAAATGCTCATAATTCTATTTGGAAAATCTGGATATAGCTTGGAGATGGCGTAATAGTAGAGCAATAGCTGAGGGTCGTTCATGAGGCTGTCAAAGGTCTTTTCTTCTCCTGTGGCCCAATTCAGTCTCCGTCCTGTTTTCCAGTCAATTACTTCTAGGGTGTCGTCTGACAGCTTTGTGACCAAATCTATGGTGCCTTTTACGGCTAGCTGCCCCTCAACGGTCTTTCCGTCTGGCATTTCATATTCAAATTTTGCCCAATCCTCTTCAATTGGAATGTCAAAATGTGGCTCTGTCTCATAGACATCTCTATTACGAGGGTCGAATTGACCATCGTTATGTAGTAACATCAACCATGTCACCTTGAGTATTTCTTTTTTATGTGCAGGTCTCCACGTATGATTAGAGGTCTTCTGATACGCCTCGTAACTTAAATCGGCTAGGGTTTCTACAAAAGCATCAGTGTAAAGATCACCCTTTGCAATCTTTACCTTCCCCACCGCCTCGTCGTCCACTTTTAAGTATTTGACATTAGGCTTATCTTGCTGATACTTTTTAAGACCGGCGAGTACTTCCATTACCTTGTGAACCATTGTACCCATCTCTGCCTTTTGCCCACTATCGGACTGGTGGCCTAATACATAGGTCATGAAGTATTGCATTTCGCAATAGTCATAATTATTATATGAGCTAGACCTGACGTAAGAAATGATCATTAAGCTTGCCTTCTATATATTTGGGTAAGTTTATTCAACAGGCCGTCTATGCCTATGTCTGCATTTTCTATGACATGTGTGAATTTAGAGTGATCAAAGTTTCCAGGGTCTAGACAGGTCTCGCTTTGATGTCCGTCCTTTTCGTAAACTCGTGACAACCTTATTACTTCACCTCCGTTTTCAAGTATTGCTTCTACCTCGTTTGGAAATCTAACGTCTGGGACGACTGCAAGTTCACTACCTTCGGCAAGGATTTTTTTGATAGTATTGTCAACCCAGATATTTGAATACATCTTACGCATGACATCTGTGCCAAAGTGTTGCATAAACTCACGGGCAGTCATTGGGCCTGCGTCGTGATACATTAGATTTATTCCAGCAAGTCCTTCTTGCATTTCCTTAGCACCATACTCGTGATCTTTTGGAAACCAATCGCACAGCATATTCCCCCATTCTTCTTCAAGAACCTTCTTGGTTACAATACCTGGCATGTTTTCCCACCTAAACTGCGTCAGTGAGTTCTTATCTTCCTCCGATCCGTACACCTGTTCTGGACGTAGGCCGAATAGGTGGACGCATAGACTCTTTAACGTGTCGGCAAAGCTATACATCTTTACGTGGGGCCACATTTCTTCTTCTGCGTATTCCACGAAAGCGTCGTCATTTCTGCCAACGTCAAACACTCCCCAACCCTTCACTCTGGACTGGTCGAAGGTCTCAATAGCTAGCTTACCGTTAGCATCAACATTAAAATCTTCCACCAACCCCTGATCTTTTAAGACGAGTCCGTGAAGCCAGTTTGCAGACGTGCTTTTTCCCGATTGTTTTTTACCAGAGATACCAATAATTCTTGTCATCAATAGAGTCCTCTCAAATTACTTAGAATGGTTTTTTGTATTTGGTTTACCGTCATGTCTCCAACGTCGTTTCTCGACAACGCTGGAAACCTTAATGTAAACATCCTGTTAAACATACGTTGAATTTTAATCTTAGACTCTCGGCCTGCCTGATCGTTGTCTGTCAATATTACTAATCTCGTGACACCACTTGTCATTATCTTGTTCTTCTGCACCTCGGAAATATCCTTGCCGAATATGCTTACGCAGTTTTTTACTCCAGCTTCGTGCATCCTCCAAACGTCGCCCTGCCCTTCTAATATAAATAGACATGATGTTTCTTGGCCCGGCCCAATAGCTCGATAATAGTTATATAGATAGTCTGTCTTTTTGAAAGTCTTTGTAAAAATAAACTTTGGCTGTATGTAAGCTTTAACGGCCCTTCCTATGTACCCAGCAAGAATGTCTTTATCCGAGTAGATCGGTATAACGGCCCTACTGGACATTGTAGAATTCTTATCTTCACAATCTTCTACTTCAAAATACTTAAGAGTATCTCGATGAAATCCACGTGATTCAAAATACGGAGAGTTACCAATTGTCGGGACTTGTACGAAAGTCCCTACGTTTTGTACGTGTTCGTTATTTTTAAATACCTTGACAACTCTCGAAAAGTCATCCTCAACAGGCTCATCAATTTTTTCCGTCTTGTATTCATCTCCAATCGAATAAAGATCAAGAATATATCTTAGGGCGTCTTTAAACTCTTTGTCTTCTCCGCTCCTCGTAGAAAGAACGGCCCTTACAAAACCGTATATATCCCAATTTTCTTCGTGACAACCCCTAGTCCAACACTTCCACTGACACCTCTCCTTAGAGAAGGACACTCCTTTTGGGTTGTCGCTGCCCTCGTGGATTGGGCATTTACAAAAAATAACATCCTCAAACGACTCATACTCTATGTCAAAACTTTCTAACAATTGTTCTAGGTTTTCATAGACCAGCGATCTAATTTTGCCGAGATCATGTTTCTTCATCTTCATCGAATGGTAACTCCGAGCCTTCAATTGCTCCTTGGGTTTCCCTGTGTATAATGAACTCATCTCTAGTCCTCAATTCTTCCAGTTTGCTATATTCTCCGTACATTTTCATGTTTATATAGTTACCATCCATCAATCCTGCTCCATGCCTCGCCTTTAGTGTCACCATCTTCCTGTTTCCAGTCCCTGGACCATCTTCGGCTAATTCTTCTACAGACTTTAGCTTAAAGATACTGAAGGATGTACAAAGCCAAATTAATCGATCCGACCCAGACACAGCATCCGTAGACTCTTTAGTTATACCGTCACGGTTCAATTGAACAAACGCTAGGCACGGGAAGTCGTACTTTACGGCAAGATTATGAAGTGAGGTAATCTGAAAACCAAGAGCTTGATATTCTTGAATATTGTTACTAATGGCTGAGGATGACATAAGCTTTAAGTAATCATAAACGACTAGACATTCATTAGTCTGTCCGTTCTCGTCTGTTCCCACCTCTTGTATCATCCAGCGTTTTATAGTATTGATTATTGTTTCAAAGGGCGCTCCCGATACGGTGACATACGTATAAGGCATATCTTTTATTTTCTCTGTCGCTTCTTTAATTTTGATGAATTTCTCTTCATCCTGTAGAGCTTTGCCTGTTGATATATCATTGATGGGTATGCTCGTCAGGTTGGCAATAATTCTATTTAAGTGGTCTTCTTTGGACATTTCCGTATCAAGCATTAGGACAGGAATGCCACGCGAGGCTACACTTAAAGCTACATTGTCTGCAAAAACAGATTTACCCACCCCAGGTCTAGCCGAAACAAGATCTACGCACTTCCTACGTAAGCCTCCTCCGATTACTGCGTCAAACCTTGGGAAACCTGTAGCTACGCCTATTTGATCACATTCATTGTTAATCAGGAAATCAAGATACTCTTCGATACCATCGCCAAGTTTTTCTGGCTTAGTGTTCGTTTCGTCTTCTCTTAAAAACTCCATTATGGGGTTCTCAATCAACCCAATAATATCATCTATATTTTCATCCCCTTTTATTTCATCTACGTCTCTACCAATCTTTGCTGCTAAAGATTTAATTTTTCGGGCAAACTCGAATTTTTTAATCTGGCCCGCAAAATGTATAACGTTATCTTTCTTGACGGGAAAATCCATCAAGGAGTTTATATACTCTAGCTCTTGTTTGGTCTTTATAGCTTCTGAAAGACCCAATTGGCTTGCTGCGGATAATACTGCTGGTATGTCAACTAATACCTCACTTTGAAGAACTTTTTCTAGACATTTATACAGCACCTGGTTGTTTTGATGCCCAAACGTCTTATGGTCAATAAGATCGCATACCTCGACATACGACTCTACCCCATATGCAAAAAGACCAGCCAGCACAGCCCTTTCTGCACCGACATCCATCAACTTCGAATCCATTGTTTTTACCTTTCGCCGCAACGGTTACATCTATGGTACGCTCCGTAGACATGTTTAGGGTCGATCTTAAAGGACTTTCCACAAGCATGACACTCAACCTCCTCCATTTTATGCTCCTTGCGTGCTCGTGGCGTTCTTTCGAACATAGGAGTCTCGATATCCTTATGAGCTTCTCCTTCGTCGGTCCATTTGTTCTTCTTAGCTCTCACTGGTTGCCTACCTTCTTGTTTTGGGGTTCTATTAACTGTAAAATCTTCATTAACCGTACTCGGTCTCTCTTCATTCTTTACTCCTGAAAATACGTCTGATTGAACGCCAACGGCTTGGTCTATCAGACTTTGCTTCTGTTCTTCTGTTAGGTTTGCTAAAATGCTTTTAATGATTTCGTCTGGGTCGCCTGACTCTATAGCTGAGTTTGTCGAATCAATCATCTTCTTTTTCCTTTTTCTATTAGGCAGTCTGCTTTTCTTCTGACTATCTGTTCTTTGTTTTTCAGCGAAGCAACTCTTGCCTCCGCTACGCTATTCCATTCATGTATTTTTTTTGCCACCATATTCTCTCGAATGACAGTAGCCTCTTTCATTTCGTGCTTTGTATACTGCGAGAAGTTTTCAGACTCCTGAGATATTATAGCCATTAAGGACGCCTTACACCAGTTTATTACAGTCTCCTGCTTGCTTTTTTCTTGATTTATATGGTCGGCGTATTGATAAAGTAGGTATGCGTAGTTAAAGCAGTCGTCTTGTGTTAACTTATCCATATCCGAAAGGGACATATCCTCTGGTAGTCTGAATTCTTCCTTAAACTCTGGAGGGCCAAGGTTTTTTGCCTCGATATACCTATCAATTCCGGCTAAAAAGTTTTCAAGCCTCTCTTGCGCGGTCAATTTGGTTTCTCCAGTCTTCGTCTGAGTCTAGGTAACTGAATTCTACAAGGGTCATCTGGTTTATCTCACACCATTCTTTTTTAATTGCGTCTCTCCTTTTGTGTCCGTAGAATCCAGCCCTAGTCTTGTGAAAAAAGGGGCAGAACTCATAGTGTTGTTTACCGTGGACCTCAACCCCTATCATAACACTTGGAATCAGAAAGTCAAGGAATAAAGCAGATTTTTTGCTAGGATTCCTAGTTCCCGGTAATTTTACCTCTTCAAACACACTGTAGCCTTTAAACGCACCTCTTAGTATATCGCGTGCTCGTAGGTGATAACTTGACCTTTTTCTGGAGTCATCGTTCCTCACGATGTATTTTTTTAGATCAATCCGGTATTCTTTATCATTGATACCTAAAACCTTCATATGATTTCTTTTATCTGGTCGTGAATGAACTTTGTGACTGGTTCGTTCTCGATTAAGAAGTCTGTTAGCTTTTGGATACCCTGAAACTTGAAAAACTTACTGACCGCCTCCAGGTCGTTAAAATCAACATCGTTAGCCTTTAGTAATTTTTTTATTAACGGATTTGTTCTGTTGTCAATAGCTACTGATATTTCATACCAGGCTCCTGCTCTTTTTACCATGCTAAACTCGTTTGCTAGCTGGGCTATCTCTTGAGCCTCGTCAATGCCGACGCCGTACCTAATCCAACCTTCTGCGGTTGAGTTTGGTGTACCGCCAGCAGCAGATGTCAAAATCTTCCAATTGGCAATCTGACCGACATGTGGACCAGAGTCGTCCCCAGACTGTAACCATTTACCTCTATGTGTGATTATCATTTTCGTACCAGCTTGATATTGTACCATGTTTCCAGAGTCTTCCATCTTAGCAGGTGCCCAACGACTACCTCCAGTATTGGATATGTTATGTAGTATGAATATCAAAATGGCTTTTGTTCTTGATACGTCTCCAGATATTCTTTTAAGAAACATGGACATTAGTCTGGGCAGGCTATTTCTAACTCCCGTCCTAATCTCGCCCTCTAGTTCTTCTTGTGGGACCATGCTTGATACCGAGTCAACAATCGCCACTAGGTCTGGAGTGTTTTTTACATACGTCTCTAATGAGTTAAGGTATATCTCCGCTGACACTAGTGGCATCTCGTCAGTAGCTTGGACAATCTTGATTTTCTTTGGGTCAAACCCTTTGATTCCTGTAAAGTTCTCTTTCGTCATTCTACCTTCGGTATTAAAGTAGATGATGTTTTTACCCAGAGCCTGACATTTTGCAGCAAAGTATAGTGCTGTTGTTGTCTTCCCGGTTTTTGGCTCACCACCTATGATAACGCAATTTCCCTCTCGTATACCACCCCCAAGTGCGATATCTAAAGAAGGGGAAACGCTTAGTGTTTCAAACGTTTCCAGCTTTTCAAGCACTTCCTCTCCGCTCTGTACAATACCGCCGTACTTTGATATGATTTGGTTACTGACAATGTCGTCGCTAAACTTATTCGATTTCTTCTTCGCCACGTTCTATACTCCTTAGTTTGTCAAATTTTGATTTCTTACCGTAGGATTTCTTTCTAGTCGTTGCTTCTTTCTTTATGTCAAGATTTTTATTCACCTTGTCCTTTTTGGTTTCTTGGTCTCTTATGTATTGAGACCTATACTTATTGACAATAGTTTTAGCCCTCGGACTGTTCAAAGAAAAAATCCTCTTGAACTCTGGTGATCCAACAGCCTTGACTAAGACTTCTTCTGGACAATCCTTCAAGATTTTATTTGCTGCAATAAGCTGCCTTTTAAAAGTCCAGTCCCAGGGTTTTTTATTCCAGAACTTGTAAGGAAGAGACCCTACGTTTTTGTTCTCTGCGTTTCTTAGACACATCATTTCGGCAATATAAGCAGCGCAGGTACAGTGGTCGCCAGTT